TAAAGCGTCTGAATACCATTACTACCAGTTAAAGAGAAGTTTGTGATTTGAGCAAGGGCGATACCGAAAGCAGTAATGGTCCCATTGTAATAGAGGAACGGCTTCTCGGTGTTGGGTGCGATACCTGCAGTCTTCCTCTCTGCAAGCCCATTAGCGATGTTCTCAAACATACGGTGCGTGGTGTAACGGTCACCTTTCTTTTTACCACCAGTAAAATTGGTAGCAGTAATATTGGCTATATTTTCTGTTATTATTGTATTGCCCGATGAAGTATCAGCAATCTGAGTAAGTGTAATTGATTGATTACCATCGGCAGGAGTGGGGGCAGCACTAACCGTAATTTTTCCATTATGACCATTAGAATGTTCAATTGCTGCTTTCAAGTCGGCCAAGACAGTTCCTTGGTTATCAGCACTAAGGTTAAGTCCGATTGCTACACCAGTGGCTCCAGTTGTAAGAGCACCTGCTACTACTGAGCCAGTGCTTTTGAGAGTGTCTCCTGCTTCAACAACAGTACCAGTCGCAGGGCCACCATCGTTGTTATCAGAAATGTAGTAGTCTTTTTGTGTGCCATCTGAACTAATAATGTGAATTTTTTGAGCCGCAGTCATACCGTTTGCAGCGTCACCATCAGCCACAGTAATTGTTGCAGTAGCAAGAGCAACATCTTCTAAACGACCAGTATCTGTGTAAGCATTCAAAGCATCAAAATCGACCTTCATCATAACTGCTGCCTCAGCATCAGCCTTGAGTTCAAACGATTTTACTTTGCACCCGCGGAAGACGCGAGTAAATTGTTTACTATCATTAGCAGCACCGGGAGCGTTGTTTGTTTGAGAGCCAGCGTAACCACCAGTACCGTAAGAATTCACATCATGAGTTCTGAGAGATTGTTCGATAGAAAAGGAAGGGATATGACTCCCAGTCCATATTGCACGCTTTTGGCGATTTGTGATGGTTCCATAAGTTGCCGCCGCAGTGTCAAAATTAGGCGAGCCATTCGCAGATGCAACATCTACGGCTAACTTATTGATGCGTTGAATACCAGTAGCACCATCTTTAACAGCATGGTCGAAGCAAAATGGGTCATCAACATAGATTCTGATAGCGGTGCCAACTGTTGTATCTGTAGCAATCACTCGTCTCATTTCAGTGCGTATGCTACTATGAAATTGAGTTTCATTACCTGTGGTTCCCCATTTGACTCGTGTTGTAGGCTCATCTTCGTAGGGAGTAAGAACTTCGTCGTTATCGACAACAACAATATATTGTCCAACGCTTGGTAATCCTCCAGATACTGCGGCACCCAACTCAACGTATGTATCACCCGCAGCAATGGCCTTAACATCAGCCCCATCATCAACAACACCAGAATTAGCACTGGTAAGAGCCGTTGGCGCTATTACTGCCTCAGCACCAAGAGCGTAATAGAACCAACGAGCACTGTGCATCATAGTTTCAAGAGAACCACCTGCGTTCACCATCTTTTGAGGTTCTTGAACCACTACGTTCCGGCCAATACCGACTACATGACTGCGCAAAACCTCCACTGTCGTCTCTGGCACGGCAAGGGTGGCCGCAAGACCAACAAACTGGTCTGTAAGAACAGTTTCATCAGATGCGTCGGCTCCATCATCGTATGCCATTTGAGAATCAAGGGTTGGAGTCGCAAGGCTTTCTATAACAAGTGCATCACCACTTGCAGAGGCTCCTGTCTCTTGCATCGCAGGAGTGACTTTGATGGTTGTTCCACTGTTTTCAACAATAGTGTAAATATGACCCAAACCAAAATCATCTTGGTCGTAGTTTCCTCCTCCAATAACTCGTAATCGAGAACCAGCCAGCATTCCTACTGGATATTTAAGTCGGCTTAAAGTATCAAAGAAACCAGCATTTCCTCCAGAGAGTGTGATAGTACTCACATCTCCACTGGTGGCGATACTGAAAGAAAGTGCCCCAAAATGCCCATGGGTGAGCACGATACCGGTTTCATGGCCGAATGATACCTCAGCGAGGTCTCCTTTATAGACAGTCGATGGCATATTTCATTCCCCTTTTTCTACGCGATGGCCTCACTAAATATGACAATTTCGACTTGGAAGGTCATACGGTGCAACCTCTTGGTTCTATCGGATAGGTCAGTACGCGTCTTATAGAGTAGTCGGTCCAGATTCTCTCCGTCCCCCTTCCTTTTACTATGTACTACCCGCCGAATCTCATCTTCTATCTTCTCTAATTGTGCGCGCCCTTCCATGGTTCTGGCATCCACTGTTACGTTTTTACGCGTATTTACAAAATCATAGAATAATTCTGGCTGTTCTTCACTATGCGCGGTTTCGTAAAGGAAGATAGCATCACTGCGCCCAAGGTCGAATCTCTTTCCCTTCCCAGCATCTATCGTGGTGATATCCTGTATGACTGGCTTCCTTTGGTTAGTATTACCTCTATTCCAATTAGTGTCAAGTATCGACTTGAGTAAAGGTATCGCTTCAGTTGCCAATTAAATCAGCCCCTATCGAACTACTTGTACCAACAACTTTTTTCGACTTCATGATGATAGTCTTATAATCTTCATGAGTCGGCGCTAAAGGAGTCCCTTCTTTATCTACAATCACTCCCTTGTCTGTTACTTCATACCCATAGGCATGGGCATTAGCGAGAAGGAACATACGATTCTCCGGTAAGAAGATACTATTCCTTCTGGCTATCATCACAACATCAGTGAATGCCTTCCCATCAATCATATTTCGGACACCTTCATCATAACACTGTCATTACTTCAGTATAGCGCGGTAGAGTTTCCGCTACCTGCGCTTTAAACAATTGATATTTAGAACCAAGGTCTACATTCTGTGTACCTTCTGGCATGAGGACACTGCGGTCATCAGAAAGAATGAGGTCCATAGCGACAAGTTTGGTACATATATCTTCAATAGCCTTTTCCACATACCTCTCTCCATACACGTAAGAGACTTTTACAGCATTCCATGAAAAGTAAGGATATGAATTATTGAAATAAATGATACCAAGGTCATAGTCGCACCACCAGTCTCTCAAACGTGCCTCATCCCCTGTGGTGGTGCCAATATAATCGATACTGAGACGGGTTTGATTCACTGTTGCATCTGCAGTAGCAGCAGCGCTCACGTCTCCTACTAAATCGGCTACACCACTGAGGACATTACCACTAATACTGGTGTAGTACCCTACAGTGCTACCAATAGTGATGAGGCCATAAGGAGCGAAAGAAGAGGCATCAGAGAGTGTAATAGTGGTAGAATCTGATGAAGAAACCGTGCCAGTGAATGAGTTAGCACCAGTGATACTGATAGCGGATGTATCTGTAACAGCAACGGTAGCATTCTCACCTGCGTCCCCACGACGCATACTGGTAATCTTCAACTGCGCGCCACCATAATCAGCATTGGCGCTCGCAAGGAACTCATGATGCACATTCGCTGTCACAGTTCCAGAATCCGCGCTGGCATCTTCTAATGTGAATGAAGGGGAGAAAGCAGTTGCAGCCTTACCTACACGCAAATCCTTGTTGATAAGGTCGGCTAATTGCTGGGCTGTGCTTACAGTGTCGAATGAAGGGGAGAACTTACTGGTGCCTGAACCAGCCGTGAGAGTGGCAACACCACCACCCCCGGGACATAAGAACACCTTGTCAGTGTCCGCAGTTAGAAGAGTATTATCGAGAACTTTGAGTCGTACTTCAGCACATCCAATCTCACGATAGTCTTGACCTTGCCATATTTCCAATCTCAGTATTTGTTGAGCGTTGCGGAAAAGAAGAGGTACAGTACCTACATAATCAGTGTAATACCTACGCCTATATGGCTTATATGTATCAAAATTAAGATATTCTGCCGTTTGGAGCATTGGTCTCCATGAATTATTAGTGAGGTTGTCAATCTTGTCCTGTGTGCGCGCAATTAAAGTCTCCACTTGAGACTTCGTGACACCTTTCCTTTTACCGTTCGTGAAAGACTGAAGATTCTGCACTGTGGCATTATCTGCAGTATCGTAATCACCAGAAACTCCACCACTCCATGAAATAACAACATCAGTCCCGTCACGAGCAATGGTTGTAATGGTGACAGTTTCACCAAGTTCTGTATCACTGGCGAGTTCAATACTGTCACCTACTTCAAAACCAACATGTCGATAATCAGACGGACTGATTTTCAAAGAAGTGGCGCTGGTATTGCTATCTGCTGTTAAATCCACAGGGTCAGGGTAAGGAATCTGAAGTATATCTGCTACTTTCTGCGCAGTGGTATAATAGAGCCGGTCTGGGAATAAAGGACGAGGTGCTCTCTCACCTGTCTGAAAAACACTCGGCACTTCATTCACCTCCTAATTCTTTCTTACGCTCTTCTTCCACAAGCCTTGCTTTTTCCTGCTCGATTCTTTCCCGCTCTCTTTTATCAGCCTCGTCTGGAGTGAGCCATGTTGTGGCTTTCAATAAAGACCAAGCAGCATCAATTGGATTCATATCACACGCTCCGTTTTCCCCATGTTATACTGCATAGGTTTAGCGCAAGCGCCACATTTCTCAACATAACAAAAATGTAACATCCCGCAATATGTGCAGCGTGTACCTGAACCGATATTCACAACATCTCTCACATTACGTGAGCGAACATTCTGCTCTTTGATAACACCACGAAGGCGGTCATCATCTTCGCTTTGTACAGAGTCACCTACGGCCTCAGTCCAACCTTGGCGCGCCATTCTGTAAATTTCCTCGGGCGTCAATCATTCACCTCAACCCGCGAAAGAAACACTCACTACTATATTACCTCTTGATGTAATCGTACTCACATCAGTTACGGAAGCAGAAGCGCCTGCCATGACATCAATCACTCTACCATTCAGCATAGGAGCATAAGTGTCACAATATAATTTACAATTGGCTGGTATTGTACATGATGCCTTTTCTTGAAGTGCGAACGTCTCTGCATCAGCACCTACATTTGTAGCAGACACCCACCCAATGTGGAGGAATCCCGGGCCGTCTAAAGACACATCCGACCTTTTCACATAGAGATTAGTGGCACTATTCTGTTTAGCATTAGGATTCAGAATGAGGTTAGCATTAGCAGTTGTAAAATCAGTATTTGCGTCTGCCGCATCATTCGTGACAATTGACTCAGCGCCAGATGCATCAATAGCAACTTGTGTTTTCACAGACAAACCTGTGTAATACGGCCCGTTAGGGGGGAACGTATAGATTTGAGTGTTAATTGCTGGAAGCGCCAAGGGCTATCACCCCTCAACGCTTACCGAGTATCCACCAACGCCCATCCTGAGTGTGGGCTGTGCTCGCTGCTCCGAGATTACCATTGCCAAAGACGACATATTTGTTGGTCGTGTCAATGCTCACTGCGAGAGAACCGTCATTGAGAGTCACTGCGCTCTGGTCGGGTCCCAACTTGTAGAGATTGTCGTTGTTACTCATTGCGACTGCTGCTCCTGCTCCGATTGTAACAGTTGTAGCCGCAAGAGCGGTGATAGCACCTACTCTTGCCCCAGCGGACGTGTAAACTGTCTCGCCGATATTGAAGTGTAGTCGCGCATCGACTGTATCTACAGTCATTGCTGTTTCACCAACAACGATGTCGTCACCCTCATTGATTTTAATACCTGTATCATAAAGACTGGTAACGTGCCCACCTGCTGCGTAAACTTCTGAGAGGTGGTCTGCATATGACACATCTGTGCCACCATCAGTAAAGGTCCCTGTCATCATGTAAAGGTCGCCCATTACGTGCACTCGTGTATCAACTGTGTTTCCTGCTGCCATTCTTCATCACTCCGTTTGTGGTTCTGTTTCTCCGACTGGGTCGGTATTCATTATCTCTTCTACTCTTTTCAAGAGACTTCTTTTTGTCGCTCCAGCCTTTACAGATTCTCCTTGAGATTCTAACCATGCGCTAATGTCTCTCTTCACCCATCCAGCGTCTGGGATACCATCATTTCCTTCATCTACTGTTTCTTCAGCACCTGCTGGTACCATACCGGGGACATTGAACATGTCTCCTTCGATAATGAAATCAGAACTGATGATGTTCCTGCGCTCATCCAGCCACTCTTGGGAGACCATTTTTGGTACACCCCACTCGAAGAAGCCGAGACGACCAGCATTAAAGCCGGCCTTCTGTCGGCCTCTGTAGCAAACCGTGGGCACTTAGAGCACCCCGATTAGGCTACGAGTAACCAAATTGTTGCGTTACTTGTATCGTTAGTGGTTCCATCAGTAGTTGCTTCACAATCAGCCGTGAGAACAAGTCCGCTAAAGGACACACCAAGATTCGCAGTAGCGTCAGTTCCGTGTGCAATGCATGATAGGATAGCATTTGCTCCACCACTTAGGGTGATAGTCTCGGCCTCTGCTAATGCGCCTATTGTTAGACAAACCAGTCTTGGTTGCATCTTGTTCGTTCCATCAGTCTGTCGCGCTGAGAATGAAGTCAATGCACCCGGATAGGATGTCAACCAACTTGTGTCGTCTTGGTCAACCCCTGCTTGGAGGGGTAGGTCAAGGTCCACTGTGATAGTCGCACTTCCGCTACTTGTGTAGGTAATTCCTCTGTGTGTTGCTGCTGCCATAATTTTTCATCTCCTTTTTTTCTCTCTCCGCAACCCTCACTGTAGGTCTCGCACGCTCCCTTGTGCTCCAAAGAAAGAGCACCAGATTTCGCCCATTGTTCGGTAAAGACCTTCTTGACCGAGTCGGTTGATTGCGAACGGGTCACCCGTTTCAATACCAGACTCGAAGTATTGGGTTGGAATTGCAGTCTGGAACCACATGTAGTCAGTGTCGAGGTAGTAGAGACGGCTGATACCATCACTTGGCATGTCCTTGGTTGGGATGATGGGCACACCATTGTAGGTGGCCACAATGAACCCAGCCTCGATTCCGGGAACACCCTTAACACCGTTGTAGGTTGGGGTGACCCTCTTGGACTCCATGAACCTCTGCTGGCTCTGTAGGAGTTGCTGTACACGCATCAGGGTGTCGTATCCTGTTAGGATGACCTTTGGATTACCACCACGGGTCCAGACTTGCTGGAAGAGCGTATCCATGTGGTCAAGAGACAGATTCCTGTTCGTGCTGGTTGAGTCAACACTCACTTCTGCGCTGTGGAAACCGACGCTTCCATCACGGGTGATGGAGTAGATGTCGTGGTCCGTTGTTGCGCTGACGTGCGTGGTGCCAGTCGTCATGTTGTCTGGGTCTGACGTGATACGGTCAAGCGACTCCAAATCGTTGGCTGCTGGTGTGTCGACATCAGTCAACAGCATTCGGTTGATGTGGTCAGCGTGATGCTTACCCATTTCTTCCTTCAGCACTTGGCGGACGTCACCAAGACCGTCATCCTTGTCAGACAGGAACATGCTCACTTCGCTCAAGTCGAAGGTGTGAGCAACAGTCTTTGGCTTGGCTGCTACATGGAGGAAGTCAGGCTTCGTGGTATCTGGGAGAGTTGCGTTTTCTGCAACACCGCCACCCTTCGTGAAGGAAGGCTTAGCGGTGATGATTCTCCATCCACTTCGCTCCCATGGCTTCTTAGGTAGAATGCTGAAAGCGTTGAATTCTTGGTTCAGTTGGGACCACACTTTGCGGCCATAGATGGCCTGATAGGTACCAGCCGTAGTGGACATCAGAGGGGCATCTGCTTTCAGAATGTCCCCACTACTGTAGGAATAACCTGTGAGGGCTGCTCCACCGTAGTAATATCGCTCCATGTCTTGAATCGTTCTAACGTAATCTCTTGCCATCAGTTGTCACCTCCCCGAAGAGCGCGGCCTGCAAGACGGTGGACATCATCCCACGTCATGGTTGCCAATTCACTCGTGTCAGGAACAGGAACATTGATTGAAGCCTGTGCGGACTTCTGGAAGGTTTCAGACTCCCCAGAGGTGATATTATCAATCCTCTCTCCGAGAGCAAGAACTGCCTTCTGGAGGTCAGCGAGAGGCTCTCGGGAATCATATTCCTGACGGGCCTTCTCATCATTCTCTTCAGATATCTCCTTCTGGAGACGGGTCTCGAAGTAGTTACCAAGGTCGGTCTTCAAATGCTGCTCTTTAGCGGCAGCCTTGTAGACTTCATAGGCTTCTTCGATTTGTGATGGGGATAGACTCTCCATGTTGATGAAGTCATCAGTCTTGATGACGGTCTGGTTACCTTTCCCGCCAGCGCCGAAGTTGGGCTTAGGAGCAGAAATACCTTCACCGACAATTCCCAGAGCGGGCTGTCCTCGGTGAGAAGCACCATCTTCTCCCTTACCGTATCCTTTCTCCACATCATCGAAGTGGTCGCGTGCTGCAGTTGGGTCATACCCTGCGCTTTTCACAGTGGACTCAAGCCACTGCAAATAGTCAGTCGTTATGACATCATCCATGTCGTTCTTTTCCATTTTATCATCATCCTTTTTCTCATCTTTGTTATCCTTATCATCATCGGATTCGTCTTTATCACCCTTCTTGTCTTTCATGTGCTCTCTAAGACCTGCAGGCATTTCTCCCTTCTCAGGGTTCTCTTTGTCCTTGTCATCTTTAGAGTCTGCATCTTCAGACTTCGGGGAATCTTTCTTTTCATCTTCGTAGGCCATTGCCTCTTTATCATCCAATTTCTTGGATAGTCTTTCAAGTACGTCTTGTAGTTCATTCATCGGGTCACTCATGTTTTCACCTTTGTCTTCTTTCAATATGCGAAATTGCGCCTCTGGATTGATACCTTTCTCGCAGATAGTAACTTCATGTAGTTCCATCCTGCTTATTTCGCGGTAATCGCCCCGAGAGGAATCTGTTTTATTGATACGCTCAAATGCTTGCCCTCCGATAGAGAACGAGCGTAGGTTCCCCTTTCGGATTTCAGCAGCGACTTCACGAGCCTTCTCGATGTCACCACGTAGTCGAATAACGACGAACATCCCGGTATCGTCAACTTCTGATTTCCAAAGACGCCCATTACTATCGTTGTATTCAGGGATAACTTCCCCTACTTGAATATTAGAATGAGCGAGTTGAACATTACGATATCCATTCGCTTTCATGAATTTCCCGAAGGCGTCCTTCAAAGCGGAGCGGGTGATGAGGTCACCCTGCTTGTCAACCATCTCAACAGATGCATAACCAGCAACGATGAGGTCTTCACCAGTACCTTTGAGCAGGACTGGGTCCATACTCCTCGGTGCTGCGAGACTCATCATCGAACTCCCTCAGCGCTCTTCATGGTATATCAAACAGGCGCCTCTCTTAAATCAAGAAAACTCTCATCTTGAGAGGTTGTTAATGTCGCTCCCTCATCTCTTTCTGTTTTTATTGGGAACTTCTTAAGATGCTTCTTTTTAGCAGATTTAGGAGCATCATGCTCATCTATCGGGTCATAATCAGGAAGTCCTGATTCATTAATGACCTCAGTAGGCCCACTTGGTGACTCTATCGGTGTGGCGAAATCAATACCCAGTCCTTTCGGCCCTGTGAATGTACTCTTCTCTTTCAACATCCTGTCAATTACTTCCAGAGCAGTTATGAGACCACGTTTGAAAAATTGGTCCTCATCTACCTTCTTCGGTTTCTTCTTATGATTAGCCAGAGGTTCTGGCTCTACACGTGCCTTTTCTTCATTCTCATTCTTAGTTTCCTTCTCTGACCTGAGTAGAATAGCAGCAGGTGCCTCCCAGAATGGTCTCTGTGACTCTGCTAATTTCAGCGCGTAATCATGAGGAGCATCAGGCTCATACACCAGCCAAACATTCCCTGAATTCTCAGTCTTGTAAATTACATCAGTCTTCAAAGCGGGGAAATTGATGAGGACATTCCCTTTAGTGACACGGATACGATGCGGGACATCGTCTGGGACTCCAGACATAATAGAGAGAGTCTCTACACTATCAGTTGCTCCTGCTTCACTATCAGAGTCGAAAGTTGCGCCATTCAAACGATAGATGTCATGCCCCTTCCTTTCAGAGTGGGTCACACTATCCACCTTCACAGTGATATAATCACCCTCTTCTTTATCCTCTGAAAGACGGGTAGAGCCAACATCCATGTAGTGTTCATCTTCATATTCGACAGAGCGATTCCCTATCTCTTCAGCGATATCTGAAAAGATTGGCCCTACACCCAACCTTGCGTTTTTACCACTAAGTGCTACAATACGAACATCTAACTTCTTCATCGGGCTCAACAATACCCATTTCGGATGTCTGGTCTCCCCCATCATATAGGTAGCATCGGCATCTCGTAAGAGAATCTGTTTCGCATTCGGCTCTTTGAAAAGAGATTCTATAGAATCTTCAAGTCCCACATCATCAGTTCTTCGTGTATTCACTGGGGCTGGAATACTCACTTCTTCATTAGCCTCAAATGTGGCACGAACATGACGCACTCTATCTTTAGTAGGCATGTTTTCCATGTCTTCATCTGCGAATTTGATGATGTCTACAATGTGAAGATGCTCACCATCCCACACCCCATCAAGGATGTAGTCCTTCTCATCATGTATTTCTTTGATTCCTTTCAATGTGCTCTTAGGTAAATCGTGTTCTCCCCCTTCACTATCCCTCACCTTGACCTCATCCCCTTCTCTCTCAAGAATGAGTCGTTCACCTTGAGGCCATATACTGACGACCCAATCACCACTGAAACCGCGCAAGTGTTCTAAGTCCTTCACATCAAATATACGATGCATGGCTTTGACCGGGAGGAATTCCCCTTTATCTCGCTCATCTTCCTCTTTAATGAGAAGGTCGAGGTCAGTCAGTGCATCAAAAGAGCGTAACAAATCTACTTTCTCTCCCGGTTGCATCTGAGCCCCAATAACCGCAGCGGAATCTCCTTCATATGATGTCTGTTTAGGTTCTGGTGATTCTCTACCAAGAACGCCTTGCATCACATTGGGTGGAAACCTTGTTTGAAGGCGGGGATAACCAAGTGGATTATGATGTATGACAGGTCCCTCACTACCATCCCCGAAATCGACATCTATCTTAGGGTAAGCAGTCTGGCCCATTTGACGTGATAACCCTATTGAGCCAAGGATAGGCATAGGCCTGAATGAATCAAATCTACCACTATCGACAGGTAAGGCGGTAGCACTCCCACTATGTCTAAGTTTTCTGCTATGTCCTATTTCACCACCCACCCCTACATTGAGACCGACACGTGAATAGAGAAATTCAGGGAGAGATTCATAAAAACGCCTCTGTGCTTTCCCCGCTTGTATTTTCTGTCTTTCATTTGAATGAACATCCATCAGTGTAGGAGTAGGTTTGAAATCAGAAGGGAGTTTCACACCTTCAGTTAAATTCAATGAGCCTTCTTTCATTTGGTCCTGCTTGATTCTCTTTATCGCGTCACCTATCGCTCCCAACTCTGAATGATATTTCTCACTCTCTTCGAACTGCGTGACTGGTACACCTCTATCGATATATTTTTTACTAAGCCTAATCCAATTCCCTTTATGATATTTTGAGAGAGAATCTTTGAAGGACTGATGCCCATCATGTTCTTCCATGCGGGTAAGGAAATCCAACCCGTGTTGTTTTTTGGTTTCATCATCTTCATGCTCCTCGATATAGTGTCGAATCAAATCAGCGCCAGTTAAAGCACCCTCTTCCTTCTCCATAGAAAGAGCATCCTGTAATCGCACACTATCCGGCTGCTCAATATCATCCAATTGGAATCTGGATGTGTTGAACCAAGGACGAGTTTCATCATCTCTGATTCTTTTCAAAGTCTCCTCATCATCATATCCCGCCTCTTCTAATTGCTTAGCGAAGGCCTCTCTACCTTCAGAGGACATAGTTCTACTACCTTCTATTGCTGCCTCTAAAATACGAGAATGGTTCTCAGCATCATCTAATGAGTCTTTGAATCGAGGGTCTTGCTGGAAAAGATAAGATAAGCCTCGCGCAATAGGTATCATACTATCATAAGAGGACATGAGTCCACGTGATAGGTAATCTCGATTATCTTCTGTTTTCCCACCAACGGGGTCGGTCTCCCTATATGTCAATATCTGATTTCTCAAACCTCTCATGAATTTAGCATATTCTTGCACTCGCTCAGGCTCAACACCATCAACATCCATTGCTGATAACTCATCAAGTAAAGCCCGTGTGATTGTGTTAGGATGGGGGCCTATCACATATCCTTTAATCCCGGATTCATCCAATGGACCCAGAACTCCTTGGCTTAGTATTTCTTCTCTTTCTCTTGGTGTGACTAAGAGGTTTCTGAAGGGTGAATTCTTCCCTGATATGTCCTCCAAATCATGAATGGAATCTATAATACCATCATGTGGTAATCCTCCCCCACGTATATTACCCCGGCTCCTATGTAATGGTCGTAATTTCTCCACTTCAGGTATCCTCGCAAGATGTTCTATGCTCGGGGCGATGATAGGTAGCCCATCACTTTGGGATTCTATTGCTTCATAAGGGTCAGGTAAAGCAGGCGGTGTGTCCCTTTTACCTTGTAGATATTCAAGCATGTGTGTATAAACTCTCAAAACCCCTTCTTGTGTCACATGCATGCCATGGTCTAATACATCATTATCGGAATCGTGCCGATAAAGAGCCAACTGGTTTTCCTCTTCTGGGTCATATTCACTTTCAGTCAAAAGACCGGTATGAAGAAGACGCTGAGATAATTGCCCAATTGTGCGGCTCATAGGGTCTCTATCCATACTTTCGAACAATTCAGGCCTCTCAATCATATCTTTCAATGTCTTACTTAAGTCACCACTTAGGGTATCCCATTCAGGATGTATATTATCAGGGTCACTCATCTGAAACAATAAATCAAGAAGGTGTAAGTGCGCTGGATGGTGCTCGAACATATCATTTATTCTGGACGGTTTAGAACCAACTGTGTGATTTATCTGAGTATTCCGTGCTATGTTATCCCCCGCATCTCTCCGGTCTGAATTACCTGCTTTCTCCCAATCTTCTCGCCTACTACCTCTTTTAGAATCAATATGTGAGGCTGGGTCGAATGTGAAAACATTTCTTGTATCATGTCTTACCCGAGCAAACGTATCAGGAAAAGGCTCTCGCTCCATAGTGGCAAACCGTTGCCCCGCTAAACCACCAAACCAAGGTCCGAAATTCAGAGACCTATCAGGGTCATCATCCCCCATGACTTCATGATTGACATTAGGGTGATGGGGGCGACTATAGACTACAGAAGCGTCATCATGTTCATCCCACCCCATTGGGTCTAATGTCTTCCCAGTTTTTGGGTCAATAGGTGCCTCTTTACCCCTTTCTAAAAGCGCATCTGTGGGTCGATGGAAGAAAAGAGTAGGGAACATCTCATGGAAGAAGCGGGCGACATCCATATGCCCTAAAGCATGGCCTCCACCATTCCTATTTCTCAATGTATCATGAACTACCTTTGCTGCACTGGGCTCTTTTGAGATATCCTCATCATGATTAGCGTGATTCTTCACAGGGCGCCAAGGAGAATCTAATGCACTATATCCATCTACGACAGTATGTCTCGCCCCACCTATAGATAAATCATTTCGCGCCAATTCTTCCACTCTTCCCATCTGCTCAGGTGTGATATGACCAGCCTTCACATAATCTTCCAATAGTTGATGGGACAACACCGGCTCTTCGCTCTTATCTGTCACCTTCTTCATTTTCCCGTCTCTCACATCAGGTAGAAATGACCCTCTTAGTATAGACGTGAGTAAACTTTTACCTTCACCTCGACCTATACTCGGGTCTGATGGCACAGTATGAAGAATCTCTCCCCACCTTCTGGGTGATAGTTCACTGAGGTCTATATCTTCACCACCGGGCCTCACACCACTATCTAAATGCGGTATGTGAGAACCGTTATGTAGAAGGTCATCAGTTAGATTATGATGTAAGACACTGAGTCTTTCTCTAAACATTCTTGTGAAAAGCCCTTCAGCGCCTTGTATTTTCTCAAATCCCGGGACTTCCCCCTCTCCGCCATCCATAAACCAACCAAGAATATCAAGAGCCTGCTTTTGTGGTAATCCTTCCAATCCTAACAATGCAGGTAGAAGTCCTAACCTCATACCCTTTTCGGAATCAACCATGCCCATTGATGCTTTGAATCGCTCACTGCTGCCCCCTTTCCCATCTTTATCATACAGCATGGACCATATAGTAGATGAGGGGACCCCCTCATTACGAAGTATGGTATGGTCGATGAAGTCTCTCTCATCGGGCTCACCATCGAATCTTTTCTTCCATTCTGCTTCCCAATCCTCTAACCCAATCTGACGTAATCGCCCTTGTGGTAATGACCCACTCCCATATTCCCCAAGTATTCTTTGCTGAGGATAAGATTTGTATTCATCAGCATGGGTGAATCTGCGTCTATCTATCTCAGGTAATGAGTCCTCATTGGAATACAGCGCTCTTGTTAAACGCTCAATGCCACTCGTCTCTCTCCCTTGCCCATAAGGTTCACTACGAAACCATCCGATATGTTCCAGAGGATGGGGCACATTCTCATGAGAGCGAGCCTTCTCTCCTCTTGTTTTACCTATCCCTTCAATCGTAATCTCAGGTTCAATAATTCTGTCAGATTCTGGACGATAGGAGAATAATGCGCGTAATGCGTCTAATCGTAAAGATTCATCTTCTGACTCTTTGATGATATTCCATTCCCTTCTCCCTAATGCGAAAGGCTCACCATCAATATTTAATGAAATAGGGGTTAAATCTCGATGAGTATCTACCATTTCCATACTTTGATGTGGATTATGTGTCCTACCTTGCCGAGCGGTCACATATTTAGGTATGTAAGAAAGAGAGCCGACATCGCCTTCTTTAGCGGTCCTTATTTTCTTTCTGATTAAATCATCCTCTACTCCACACCCCTCTAAGATATCTTGGGCACGGAGAAGAATCTGCTCATCATTATGTAGAACTTCGTGCCCATGTGCTGTGAGATTCCTCACAGCGAAATAGAGTTCAGCAGCACTATCTTCATCATCATGTTTGATGAATGAGACTATCGCTCTTTTGTAGATGTCTTGCGCCTCTTCAGAGTCCACATGACCACCACCTCACATGTCCTCTTCAGGTGACGACATTTCAGGTGGTTCATCCTCATCTTCATCATCGTTCATATCAGCAAGTTTGTCTACCATGCTCTTGATACGTGAAGCAAGCCCTTCCGCACTCTCATCTGATGAGTCATCATCGTCCATAGGGGACATGGGGGAATCATCATCCATAGGTGGTTCGTCTCCACCACCCATTAGTGCATCAAGAGGGCCTTTTGACATCTTTTCAGCACACTCTACATCTTTACATACAGCCCCAGCCTTCTGTAATTTACTCCCACAAGTAGGGCATTTGTCTGCCTTCAGAATCCCTTTAATGGACTTCGTGAGAGCCTCTGTAGGATGTGCTGGGCCACCAGCATTGTTTTCATGCACTCGAACAGTAGAGCCTGTCTGATGGGGATTAGCATCTAAGAGATTGACATTCTCAGCAGAAGGTGACTTCTTACTTACAGATTCAATGTTGTCTTCTGGTAAATCTTGATTCGTCCAATAATGCGATGGTCGAACGGCTTCTACCCCACGAACGTCTTGCATGTGGCTATCATCACGTTCTAACTTCTCCAACATGTCGTTGGCCTTATCCATTAAATCGTCTAAATCTGGCGCGTATTCACCCGCCCCTACTCGCATTGGTTTCATCTTCAATTCCTTCCTTCAGTTCCTGCGGCTTGTTCAGCCATGACATGGATATCATCCCAAGACATCTCGTTCCATTCTTCATTAGTATTAGGCATCGTGATAGGTGAGTCACCTACTTCCCCAACAGCCTTTGTAATAACTTCATCGATATCACCACGTAATGGGTCCCCCCATACATCAGTAGCAGTAGGGGAACGAGCATGGACCAATCCGGCCCTCTTCAGGATAATATCAGGATTGGCTACCTCTTTACGAAGAACATCAATCTGGGCATCCATTCGCTCCATCTTAGTAATGAGCGCGGACACGAGAGTTGTAAC